AGTGACTATTTCACACAATTTGCTTTAAAGCCTATTCACAATAAGTTAATGGATATGTTATCCAAACTTCCTTGTGATAGGACTTTTACTCAAGATCCGTTTCATAAATGAGAAGGAAATGATCCCTTTTATAGTCTTGACTTATCAAGTGCCACTGATCGGTTTCCTGTCCATTTACAACAAAAATTAATGACATATCTGGTTAATAAAACACTAGATAATGTTATTAAGAGTTATAAATGAACAGAATGTTGAATGAAACTACTCATTGATAGAAATTATCACCATGATGGGAAAGACTACAGATATTCTGTTGGTCAACCCATGGGTGCATATTCATCATGAGCAGCATTCACTTTGTCTCACCATTTGGTGGTTCAATTTTGTGCTCATAAAGCTGGTAAATTTCCATTTACCAATTATATAATTCTTGGTGATGATATTGTTGTTAAAGACAATAAAGTCGCTAGAAATTATATAAGTTTTATGAACAAATTGGGCGTAGACATATCTATGCATAAAACACATGTATCAAAAGATACATATGAATTTGCTAAGAGATGGATACGCTGAACACCAGATGGATACAAGGAATTATCACCTATACCTTTAAAGGGTATAGCTGCTAATATAGATAATCCTTTTATAATCTTTACGATTTTATTTGATTATTTTATTAGCAAAGGTAATATGTACTTGAGTAAGAGAGGCCTAGTTAGTTTAGTAGTTAGGTTATATAATAATCTAACATTTAAATATTACATTAAACGTAAACTTGTCAAACAAGTTAAATTTAATAGTAAATATTTAAGAGCTAAATTAAATATGTTAAATCTCAGTATGAGATTCAGTATGGATCTTATTACTGATTGCCAATTAAGAAATTATTTGGCTTTCAGTTTTAGGAACCATGACTGGTATCCCATACCAAGCGAAAGTACAATCCTTAGAGAAGAAACCCTAAGGGTACTTGGTATTAGTATAATTCCTGCAATCCATTCTGGAATGGATTCAATTTCCAAACTCCAAAGGAGATTCACTCAATATTGAGCTTTATCTTCCTTTAATGAGCCAAAGAAATTGGATCTATTCCCATTGTTTCACTCAATTAATAATTGAGGAAAACAATTGGCTGCCTTTTTAAAATCTATTGAGGATAAAAAGATTAATAAATTAACTTTATTTAATCTTTATAAACTCATAAATTTTATTGACATAAATGAAATCCTTATGTGAGATAGAAATTATCATTCTAATCTCGCATTTGGAGGTCAATTATGATCAAAGGCGCGGAATTTAGTGCAGGATACCCATGTTAACACTTTTATATATGATGTTAAAGGGTATATTCCAGAACACTTTGAAGATGTATACACTATGTTATACAACATCAATAGGTTCTTGAATTATACTAAGACTATAGAGGAGAGAACTGCTAAACCGCTACACCCTAAACAGGTGGAACAGTTTAGAAGCTTATCCAAACGTCATGGCTATGCATTTCTTTTATAATTTGCAAAGTCACGGTTAGTAAGGACAACCATTACTGGTTAACTCTAGCTCCGAAGGTCTTT